GACCGAGAAGGTAGTAGCCCCATTAAAGGAGGTACTACCAATGGCACGCGGATTTTCCACCGCGCGGTTTGTCAAACTAATATACAACGGGGAGGTCGACGGAACTGAAGTAAAATACCTCAGTAACATCTTCCAACCAGGCATATCGTGTTTGATGACAACAGGACAGACGTCGCGAACTTTATACTCTCTCTTTTGGAGAGAAGTATTGGTTCGAACGCCATAATGTTGTTCGCCTTTGGGTACTTCGTACAAAGAAGGAACATCTAAACCGAGTTCCTTCGCAGGTATCTTGCGATAAATCGCAAGAAGCTGCCCTACGACTAAATCGTAGGTTCTGAAGTACTTCCTATCCCAAAAGTGGTTAGCATAAGCTATCCATGAGGCATAGGAATCAGGGCTGGGTGATAATGGTATCTCTTTACGAATACGTAAAGGAGTGACATCAACGCCTCTATAGGCGTCTAAGCCACAGGATTCTCTAAAGAATCCAGATACGCAACTCTTAGCGCGGTTGATTTTCAACCCAAATGCTTCGAGTAGTTCGATTGCCTTCGCGGCGTGAGCCGTGGGAACAATCACATCATCACCGTACACTAGAAGGCCGATGGTATCAGCCTCCGCATCAGGATACATGGCACGTAGTAGACTCCATATCGTAAGAGCCAACACGGGAAAGCATAAAGCTGACCCCATTGGCGCAAACTTACGGAGTGATAATCTACTACCGTCAGGCATCCTCGTTCCGAGACTTCGTGCAGCTAACAAGTAAGGAAGAACCTTACTTGGGAAGAGCACGCGAACCAGTCCAAGCGAAACGCGATCAGAGGCCTCGGAAAGGTCTAAGGTCGCGTACTTTCCATCTTGAGACCCGTAAAGGGCCGCAAGACGGTTAGGTACTTGGTCTGTGAAATGAACCTCATACCGCGTTTGCGGATGAGATTCAACATGCTGAACGATGGCACGGCCCAATCCTTGCTGTATCCACTGGAAAACCAATGGTTCGCAAGAAATGAGGCGTGGCCCCCGTGAGTCCTTCGGCACAAGCAAAACTTGTGCTGAGTCCTCTCGACTACATAGATGAGTTATCTCATCTTGAGAATCACAAATATGCCCCAAAGATGCGTAAAAGTACGCATCCAAAGGATACATATCTGTGAGTCGGTTAGGAACATTACTCCATTGGTACTTGCCCCAAAGCTTCTCCTTAGTGGAGACTGCCCCGGGGCCGTGCCGTGGCATAATGTCCGCCGGATCGAAGTTCAAGAAGACTTCATTGAGAAGTCTTCTTGCGCGACGGATAATATCCCGTGTTACTATTGGACGAAACTCTTTAAGAGCTCTTCCAGAAATAACACTATCGGTTTGAGAACCGCTAAGGCTATTATTATCCAGCGTTTCACCCAATAGGCTATTAGCCAGCTGGTTGAAGACGTTGTCATGTTCGGTTAGTTCTTGCTCAGTTCTCACGAACTGGTCAAGGACGTCCTGTTCTGCGTCTGCACTATACGGTATCTGATACTTATAAAAACAGTAGCAGATATCCCGTATGGAACGGATGCTGTTTGTACATGGTGTTGGTAACACCACTCCGTCGTGAGAGAAGACGCACCGGAATAGCTCACCCATGAATTTGGGTAGCTTACTGCTAGGGAGGCTTTCAAAGGCCACGCTAGTAGAGTCCAGTGGAACTTCTCCAGTTAAAGCCCTATCAAAGGCTTTACCTAGACGGGGAAGGGTCTTAGTTAGAAAACTAATGCCCTCCCGATCGATACGTTTCACAACTTTGTTAATTGTGTTTCGTATTGCTCGTTGGTCGAATACCTTACTATGTAACGTTTGAAGGTCACATAGCATGGCACTGATGAGTTTACTTTCATCTAGGCTCTTATTGTATACCATAAGGTAATACTCCTAGAGCATGCCAACGCTATGCGATTCGAACGAATGCTAGTCACCCATATACTCGTGTTACCGCCGTCAAGAGACAAGCGGACATCGAATACCTTCCCAGTGGCCCTTTTGGCTATTCGGGCTTGGAATCCGTTATAACACCCAGTATTACGCGACCTCAAGGTCAGAGTGTCTATTTAGGAACTTGGTTGTATAACCAGGTATAAATAGGCTTCTACCGAGGGTCTAGTAAACCGCTTAACGCGGGCGTGGGGCCTTTGAAATTAATCAAAGCCCATACGTCCCTGTGGTGGCATGTGGTATGACTGAACTCAAATCAACGGAGACCTCAATTAGAGGGTTCCGTTGATACAAGCAGCGGCACCGTATCCGGTACCGTCATAGAGAATTGTCGTCGAAGCGCCTTGAGAGGCGCTAAGACTAAGCAATTCCGCTAAGACGTTAGCGAACTCGGTTGTAGTGTTCATTGCCCCTACGGGGAAATCGGACACTATGTACGCGGATCCTTTCACGATATTCGTCGTGTCGACCTCACCGGCAAAACTTTTGTCGATGCGGACGAGCGTGCGTCTACGGCGGGAGGATCCCTCACCAGTTTCTTGTTGAGAAACGGTGATACGATGAGGTTTGCTGGGCACTTCTGTGCTTGCAGCAAACTCAACGAGCGTTTCAGCTGTGCGCCGGCGACTGAATTCAACTTCAGTTCCGGCAGCATTCTTCACTTCATTCGTGTTTAGCGTTGTTGGTAGCATGCTAGTATTCACTGTATAAGGACAGTGGGCCATTGGTTTGCCCGTACTAACGGAGGTTTGAACCTCCGAGAGCCGCGGCCAGGCTAAACTCCTTCATGGAGAGCCCGCTGCCAGTAATGGCAGTAATGATGTTAGGCATACCGTTGGAGCGTTTATAAGCGCTCTCGGTATGTTTGGCAACCGGTACTCCCAGTACAGTCCAATAGCTATTAACGTGAATGTCTTTTATAAGACTAACGTTTCTAACTATGGAATAACTGTAGCACCAGCGATGTATGATGGTCTGAGGTTTAACGTTCCTTGATTCGAATTGGTCGAGAAATCGGTTTACACCGATAACCCAATCAACAACGAATGACCAAGGAATGGCGTTCCATATGATCTTAGGGTTAAGATTTACCCCTAAGGAATCAAGTAGACCGCCGAGATACGCGGCTTGCCGCGCATACTCCGTTAGAGTATATGAATACTCTAATTGAGCGTTAAACACAGCTTCGGGGTAACGTACGAAGCGATGGGCTCTCATTGAGCCGATCCCTTCGTCTGGACCCGGTGAATTCACCGTAGTCCCGTAACCACGTAACGAATCATGCTGATCTAAATCAGGATAATCCGTTAACAAGCTCCACTGCAAACGTGCGAGCTTGCGCTGTCCCTCACCTTCAAGAAGTCTCGCGACCTCTTTGGTGAAGCTCCGTAGTGATGTATTAGTATTTTCTATATCACTAAAGAGGGGAAGAAGGTTAAACTGCAATTGCAGATAACCGTCTGACCCTAGACCAAGAATGCGACGGAGGGTTTTCTTTCCTTGAGGTATTAAACCCTTAAGGTTAGTTATCCACTTCCCCGAGTTGAAATAATGATTCCAATCTCGGAGCCGTCGCCCTGTATGTAGCAGTGTCTTATAATCCTTAAGCTCATAAACTGAGTTAAGGAGACTAAGACGAGGTCTGATACCTGGGAGTAAGCTTTTAAAAGCTTCATCCCTAAGTACAGTCTCATCTCGTTCGATATGGGTAAACCCACTCGGACTCGGCACATACAGCTGGGGCAACCCTGTAAAGGGGCTGTCCCAAGAACCGTACGGGGTACTAAAAGGCCAACCAGATCCGGGCCACGACGTTTCACTAACATGAGCCTGTATAGGCGCAAAGTTAGTGTAGCGTGTAGTAGCCCATCTAAATGGTCGACGCTCCGGAGTAACTGATCTTGCATAATGCTCGAAGTTATTCCAAGACTTGAACGTACCTTTACCTTTAGGAGGAAGAGCTGACGCGACTTCAAAAGTCGATGTCATCTCCGAACTCTGAGGGTAGGATACGTCAAAGTGAACACTAGGAAAATCCACTCCCGCATCAGAACGTACAAAAGTTCCGGTGTGGGCTGGATAAACTAAGTGTTCCGTCCTAGATCTCGTACTCATACACTAAATGCTCGATTAAGAGCAAACGCTAGAAACGCAGAAGTGCGTTCATAGTTTGGTTAAGACTATAGTTGGCACTCCACAAGG